GCAAAGATAAAGCACATGACGTTTTAAAGGTGCGTAGTAAAAGTTACGAAGCTCAGATAGAAGCAATTAATAAATCCCACGCTGAAGAAATAGAAAAAAGAGACGAGATCCTCAAACAATATAATGAAACAATCAAGCGTCTTGAAGAAGAGTTCGAGAAGAAAAACAAAGAATTGGACAATAAAAAGAGAAAAGCAGTTAAAGAAATCGTAGAAAAACATTATAATGATCCTGATGCACTAGCGCGCATGCTAAGTGAAAAGTTTGGTTTTGAACATTTGGAGACAGAATGAAACAATTAATTTCTTTAATCTTAGTTTTTACATTAATATTCCCTGCAACTTTGTTTGCAGCCGATCCGCCACCAACGGAACCTGCACCTCCAATAACAACAGAAACCACACCACCTATTGCACCAAAACCAACAATAATGGGTTTACGAGAAGGCCAACCAGCGCCTTATTCTGGTGTATTATTAAACCCTTTAGCGGCTGCAAAACTGTTTGTTGATAAAGACTTTTCAGAACAAGAATGCGCTCTTCGAATAGAATATGCCGTACAGCGAGAACTAGCAAAAGCTAATTTATTATTAGAGTCAACTAGGGTCCGCATGCATTCTATGGAACAAAGATACGTTTCTATTATTACCATAAAGGATACGGAGATTAAAAGACTTTCAGAATTAGCAACCAATCAAAACGATTATTCAGTATGGTGGGCAGCTGGCGGTGTTGTTGTAGGAATTGGCTTAACTTTAGCAGTTGTATATGGCGTCAAAAGTATGTAAACATGGCAGAAAAAGATTTTGATTATATTGCCCGCCTAGAAAAAGCTATACAAGAAAAATACGGCAGAGAAACAATCATCAACCCAAAACACAATTGGGATGAGAAAAAAGAACAACAGTATCTTGAACAGCTAAAAGAATATTCAAAAAAACAACAAGCCATTAAAGAAGAAACCGAAAGGATTGAAAAAGATGGCTTTTTCTTACCTAAAAATCTAATTAATAAGACAAGCAAAAGAAAATGTCCAATTTGCAAAACATATTCTTTTGATAAAAGGGACGACCTTTATATGAACAAGTTTGAATGTTGCTGGAAATGCTACATTCAATGGGTTGAAGGTCGCGAAGAACGGTGGGAAAAAGGGTGCGACCTAATGTCAAAAAAGAAAAAGTTTAAATTTAAAATAGTGGACTCCACTGTGATACAAGAAAATAAACAGATAAAAGGATATAAAATTAGGATATTGAAAGAGCAAAGGGGAAATCCACCACCTAGAAGAGGCGGAATATTGGGACCGGGCGCCGAACCATGGCCACCCGAAGTGCGTAAACGACTTCAACCAAGACAGCCCGAAGCTCCATCTGAACCAACAGTGACTCCACCTCCAAGAGAAGAAGTACCAATCGAAGAACCTTTGGTGATCACTCCCCAACCAGGAACCGTGCCAACAGACGAGCCAACAACAGACGAGCCAACAACAAACAATGTTGAATTACGACGAGGAAGTGACCCAGCAGTGCGAAGCGGTAGAACAAGAATTGAACTTGATGCATCTTCAACCGATCCGCAATTGCACAATTTAACCACAGATCCTATTCCTGGAATTAGATTTGCATATGCAGGAACGAGGCGCGCCAATAGAGAATATGGCACACAAGCTGCTCGTGATTTTCTTGTAGATATAGGTCGTAGATTCGGCAGTCGAGGCGATCCCTTTATGGTACAAGATATATCTCCGCGCGGAAGCGACTCGACGTTTAGACCTCACAAGTCACACCAAACGGGCATTGATATTGATTTGAGTATACCATTACTTACTGGCCGGCAATCGACCTCCAATCGCGGCGCCGGCTCGCGATTTCGCACTCCTGGTGTTGATGAAGATGTGGATTATAAACGATTTTTGGCACTTGCAAGGTATACGGTTTCGCGCTCTAAATGGATGTTTTTAGATCAAAGCTACATTGATGGAATAAAAGCGGAAGCGCAAAAGTTGGTGGACGCGAACCAAATGACTAGTGGCGAATTTAACACTTTGTTTCTAAAGCTTAGGCACGCAGCACATCACAAGAATCATATGCACATTCGCGTGGACAGCCCTGGTTACAAAGATAGAAATAGAAATGGTAGATTAGACCATTTGGAAGAGCCGTAGGGGAAAATAAATGAGTTTTATAAAACGAGATGATAATTATAAGTATCTGAGGAGGATACATAAATGAGACCAGTTATAAAAAAGAAAAGAATAGACCCAAGATATTTTCTTCATGAAACTGCTGATAGAGGCGTGGTTGAAGAACAGGGTGAGTGGAAACCGCCGAAGGAACAACCACCGGAACAATCATCATCACCCAATCCACCACCGGAACAACCTTCAGGCAAACGAGACGATGATGACGAAGAAGATCGGGATAAAAGAAAACCAGGAAAACAAAAACTTCTCAAAGGCGAAAAGAGTCTTTATGAAAAAATTCGCATTGCAATTGAAGAGACGTTTGATGAACATTTGAAGGAGAACAACTAATGGCTACAGTATATGATATAATCCAAGGAATTAACCAAGCCGCAGCAAATGCTTATGATGGCGCACATGATAAAAAATATTCTCATGATGGTAAAGCACGTAAGGCCGGCCTAAAACGAGAAGAAGGCGATTGCATTATAGATTCGCGAGTGATGGATGGGTTTAATGTAAGAGTTTCTGGCAATAAATTAGTTCTTTCTTATCAATCTGAAATTACAATGAAGGATTTTCACGATAATAGTTTTGAAGATGATGTAAGAAGTTCTTTAAATGATATTGTTAAATATCTCAAAAAAGAATATAAGAGCATTACAGGAAATTCTCTTTCATTAACTGAAGAAGGCAAAGTTGATATCCATGCTCAGTCTATGTCTAGAAAAAGAAATTGGGTGCAAGCCACTCAAACTTTTAAAATTGGTGGCATGAATGACGTAGAGGCAGTAGGAGAGCCTTCGAAGGAGCGCCTAGAACAGTCTTTTAAAAATTGGTTAAGTCAGGGCCGCGACAGCGCTAAAAAGCCAGAAAACGTTAAAAACACTAAGGATTAAAAGTGGGATATAAACTGACCAAACAAGAGATTCGTAAAGAAATCATAAAGTGTGGCAAAGACCCCGTGTATTTTATTAATAATTATGCACGAATTGCGCACCCAATAGAGGGATTAATACCTTTTAAGACTTATGATTATCAAGGAGATTTAATTAACTCTTTTAACGATCATCGTTTTACTGTTATTTTAAAAGCAAGGCAGCTAGGTATTTCAACGATTACAGCAGCTTATATCGTGTGGATGATGTTGTTTCATCGTGATAAGAATGTTCTTGTTATGGCAACAAAATACACAACCGCTTCTAACCTTGTTAAAAAAGTTAAACACATGCTTAAGTATGTTCCTGAGTGGCTTCAAATAGCAAAAGTTGAAGTCGACAACAGGAATTCTTTTGAACTAAACAACGGATCTCAAATTAAAGCTTCTTCAACTTCTGCAGATGCCGGTCGTTCAGAAGCTTTGTCTTTGTTGGTCATTGACGAGGCTGCGCACGTTGAAGGATTAGAAGATTTATGGACCGGTTTATATCCAACACTTTCAACAGGTGGTCGATGCATTGCTCTTTCAACGCCAAACGGTGTAGGAAACTGGTTTCATAAAACATATGTTGATGCAGATGCAGGAAAAAGCAATTTTTATCCTATTAAGTTATTGTGGGATATACACCCAGATCGTAATGATGATTGGTTTACAAAAGAAACCAAGAATATGTCACGTCGCCAAATCGCGCAAGAGTTGGAATGCAACTTTAATGCTTCTGGTGATACAGTTATACATCCAGATGACATTACAAGGATTGATAAGCAGATTAAACCGCCGAAATATAGAACAGGTTTTGATAGAAACTACTGGATATGGGAAGAATACAATCCAGGAAATACTTATTTACTTTCTGCAGATGTAGCAAGAGGCGATGGCGCAGATTATTCTGTTTTTCATATATTTAAACTAGAAACCATGGAAGTTATAGCTGAATATCAAGGAAAAGTTACTCCGGATATGTT